CAGCTAGTACTTTAGACGGCTCAGAATTATTTGCCGCAGTACAAAGTGGTGTAACAACCTATACTACATTAGATGATATTTCTACTTTTAACACTGGATCATTTATGATTACAGGTTCTAGTACAGGAAATACACTTGCATTTACAAAAGGGGATGGAAGTACATTTAATTTATACCTCACCCCAGGTGGTGCTTTTCCAATAAATTATGGTTTATTTACTCAAACAGGTTCATCATCACCTATATCAGGTAGCACCCATGTTTCAGGTAGTTTAATTGGAGGAGGAGTTGGGTCATTATCAGTACCAGCTAATAATTTTGTCCAAGGAGATGCATACCAAGCTACTTTTTCAGGAGTAATAAATGCTGAAAATAATAAAACACTCCAAATTACAATTAAGACTGATAGTGTAGTTTTAGTAGATACTGGAGTAATATCTATGCCTGGGATTACTGGTGATAAAAAATGGAGAATGGATATTGATTTCTCTATTAGAGAGATTGGTGGAACTGGAACCGCTGAAATAGCAACTGCAGGTACAATTATGTTTAGAACAGATGCTTCAGGTAATGTTATAACTGAGATTTTCAGTGATGTTAATAATACAACTTTTGATACTACAATAGATAATACTTTAACAGTTGAAGCAGAATGGGGTAATGGTCCAGGTGATTTAAGTTCTATTTATTCTAAGTTATTTACTTTATTAAAAACTTACTAATGCAACCATATATCAATCTCGAAACTACTGATTCTTATATTATTCGTGAATTTAACGAAAATATAGATCCTATTGAACTTATGTGGCACAGGGATTTAGAAGATCGAACAGTAGAGGTATTAGAGGGTGAAGGATGGCAATTTCAAAGAGATAATAAACTTCCAGTTGAACTTAAAGAAGACTTCCAGTTGAACTTAAAGAAGGAGTTCGTATATTTATACCCGCATTAGAATGGCATAGAATAATAAAAGGTAATACAACTCTTAAAATAAAAATACATGAATAACTTTGATTTAATAGATAATATTTAAAATTATTCATTTTATAGACTGATTCATAGCCAGTCGACTTAAAAAAAATAAAAAAATTAGACAGCTGTGGCGTCACCCAACGTGGAGACGCCACTCTTTTTTTGTATATTTAATAAGTTAAAATTTAAAACAGAATGACAGAAAAACTAGTAATCGTAGGTGCAGGTGTAGCAGGTGTTAATGCTGCAACAAAACTTGTAGACAATGGTTATCCTGGCGAAAATATCACCATTATCGATATGGGTAAAGACCCATACAAAAGAAAACCCGCCGAAGTAATGGAGGGTTTTTTAGGTGCTGGTGGTTGGAGTGATGGTAAATTAACTTACCACACTGCTATTGGGGGTCATATGTCTAAGTATTGTGGAGAAGAAAAAGCAATGGAATTGTTTGATGAGGTAATTAACAATTTTAAACGTTTCCATCCTAAACCAGAAGAAGTACAATGTTCAAACCCAATAGCGGAACCAGATTTCATTAAACCATATTTCGGTTTACGTTTGTTCCCTGTATGGCACGTTGGTACAGATTATCTACACGAGATTGGTAAAAATTGGTACGATTATCTAGTATCTAAAGGTGTTCATTTTGAATGGGAACGAAAAGTAACAGGTATTGATTTTAAAAACCAAACAATTAATCATAAAAAAGTCAATACTCGAAGCATTTCACAATGTGTCCCTTTTAAATATGACCGTCTAATATTTGCAGTTGGTAAATCAGGTATTGACTTTGGCAAACAATTAGCAGATGATTACACATTACCAACTGAACCAAAACCAGTACAAATTGGTGTTCGATTTGAAGCACCACAAAAACACTTCCAGAAACTAATTGATATTAGTTATGACTTCAAATTGTATCGTAAATTCGAGGATGAAGGCGTCTCATTACGCTCTTTCTGTACAAATAACAATGCAGCCTATGTCGCAGTTGAACATACTTACGGAGATGTTAGCTATAACGGACATGCTAAGAAAGGAGAAGAGCATAGAAACGATATGACCAATTTTGGTATCTTGATGGAGATTCAAGGTATTGAAGAACCATTCAAATGGTCTAGAGAATTGGTTGATAAAGTAAATACTACAATTATCTCAGATCAAGGTCGTTTAGGACGTCATGCTCCAAAATTGCAAGCTGGTTTATATTATAGTCCATCTCGTAAAGTAGGTGTTACAAGTGAAGGTGAAAGAATTACAGCTTTACCTATTGATTCACTTGATAAAGTAAAAGATGCATTCCAGGGCTACTATGATTATATTGAAGATTTTATTGAGGATATGAAAAAAGTATTCCCGACATTAGGTGATGATTGGGGTATTTACATTCCTGAAGTCAAATATCTATCACCTGAACCACTTGTAGATTATAAAAATTTAGCACTTGCTGATTGGAAAAATGTTCACTTTGTAGGTGATGCCTTATCAGCTCGTGGTATTACAGTTTCAGGTGCTCAAGGTACTTATGTAGCAGAAGATATTTTACAACGCAAGAAAAATTCAGAATGGGTTGAACATGGAGATCTTATAAATTGGTAAATAAACGTTATGGCAAAAGAAAAATTATACGAGTACAGAAGAATGAGATCGCAAGGTGCGTATCATCATTTTGTTAAAATGCAAGGTGAAGAAAACTGGAAATACCACAGTTGGGATGGGCCTGCTATTGAACCTATTGAAGGAGAAGAATGTAAATTAAGAAAAGCTTGGTATTTAAATGGTATTGAATACGATCAAGAAAGTTACAAAGAAGCATTAAGCAATCGTGAAGGGCTTCCTTGGTACAAACAAGCAGGTGCTAATGTGAGACACTAAGTATGAGGGATTTAACAATTGAAGCTCAACCTTACCAAGGTGAGCGACACGAAAAAGCTTGGGGCCACGAGTTATGGATCATTAATAATAATCTATACTGTGGCAAGCTTTTAGTGTTTAAAAAGGGAAAACAATTTTCAATGCATTTCCATTTACTTAAAGATGAAGCCTGGTATATTTCAAAAGGTGAATTTACTTATAAGTGGATTGATACTGAAACAGCTACAGAGCATGAAACTCATGTTAAGGAAGGTGACTGTATTCACTTAATGCCAGGACAACCTCACCAAATGTTGGCTCTCACAGAAGGAGCCACTATATTCGAGGTATCAACACAACATTTTGATTACGATAGTTATAGAGTTAAACCAGGAGCATCACAAGTATGAAAATAGGTCTTTGCGGAACAATGTCAGTAGGTAAAACAACGCTTGTAAATGCGTTGCAAGAAGTACCTGAATTTAAAGATTATACAACTAGAACAGAGCGTTCTAAGGAATTAATGGCAATGGGCATTCCATTGAACACTGATTCAACAGTTAAAGGTCAAGCAATATTTTTAGCTGAACGTGCTAGTGAATTAATGCAAGAAAATATCATTACAGATCGTACTATTATTGATGTAATGGCTTTTGCTAAGTGTTCCAAATCTATGAATTATCTTGAGGCACAGGATTTTTGTGATTTTGCTGCTAACATGCTTCACGAGTATGATTATATTTTTTATGTATCTCCTGAAGGAGTAGAAATTGAAGATAATGGTGTTAGAGAAACTGATGCTGCTTATAGAAAAATGATTGATGAAACAATCCAATTATTAACTAATAAGTATATTCATAAAATTAAAAACCTTAACACTTTATCAGGCACTACTGAAGAACGCATTGAGCAAATGAAAAAGGTACTTTTTTCGTGATATTTATAACAAAAATACTACGATGAAAAAATCTGAGTTAAAAGCATATTTACGCGAAGAAATTATTTCTATGCTATCTGAAGAAGAATCAGCTAAGGATATTCAAGATAAAGCTAAGGCACAAGCTGAATTAAATAAGGAATTAGAAAAAACTAAAAAGTTATCTTCTGATCTTATGGAAGAAGAAGACGATGTTGAACCTAGTGATACTGAAATTGCTAAAGGAGATTCTGTATCTAAAATTGCTAATAAATTAGGTGAAACTACTAACGAGATGAAAAAGTTAGTTAAAAAGTATAAAAATGCTGAAGAACCAGAAAAATCAAAACTTTTAACTCGTTTAAAAGAGCTTACCAAAATAAAGAAAGAACTTGAAGGACTTCTTTAAAAATATTCAAACACTACTTATTGTAGTGTTAGTGGTTATTATTCTCTTTATGCGTAGTTGTGATGGGGGTAATGATCCAATTGAACCTAAGGTTATAACTAAAGTTGAGGTAAGATACGACACAATTGAGACCATTAAGGAAACCTATGTTCCAAAATGGAAAATTAAAATTGTAACAGAAATTGATACTTTCCAGACACCCATTGATACTGTAGCTATTCTAAGAGATTATTATGCTAAATATTTCTACTCAGATACTCTTCAAATTGATACTGTAGGATATGCTATTATAAATGATACGATTACTCGTAATACTATTTTAGCAAGAGATATTAGAACAAATATTTTAATTCCTACAACTACAATTACAAAAGAAATCTATTTAAATAATAGAGAATTTTATTGGGGTTTAGGTTTGCAAGGAAGAACAGACCAAATAAACTATTTAGGCGGTGAATTGTTATATAGAAATAAAAAAAGACAAGTATACGGTTTTGGACTAGGTGTTAATCAAGATTTCAAGATTTCCAACCAGTTCTATCAGGCCGTATGTACTGGAGAATTGGAAAATAATGGCTGATCAGGATTTAAAAGCAATAATTAGACAGGAATATTTAAAGTGTGCTAAAGACCCAGCTCACTTTATGAAAAAGTACTGTCACATACAACACCCACAACGTGGCCGTGTTATTTTCAATTTATACCCTTTTCAAGAAAAAACATTACGTTTATTAAGAGATAACCCATACTCGATTATTCTAAAATCAAGACAGTTAGGTATCTCAACTTTGTCTGCAGGTTATTCTTTGTGGTTAATGTTATTCCATAAAGATAAAAACGTACTTTGTATTGCGACAAA